TGAGTCTCAATATCAAAAAAGGGGGGGTATACCCTAACCAAACGGTCGGGCACAGAGACCAAGTCGCAAGGGCAAAAGAAAAAATACGACCTATTTTTCACTTTTGTAAAAAACTTTAAGTCAAAGTTGTCGGAATCGGTGTATAACTAATAGGGGCATATCGTTCCAAATGACATTTCAGCACGGTGGGGATCGACCGGACGATTCCAGTCTAGCGATAGACGATCCGAAAAGGGGCTGCACCTGGGCACTGAGTGACGACTTCTCAACCCGCTTGCAGATCGGCAAAAACCGACCGAGGGCAAAGGCACAATGAGGATTGGCGAACGGAGAAGGCAAACAAGTGACCTCACTCCTCGCGACGCAACGAGGCTTGAGACCTCGTCGAGGGAAGCTTACCAGGCTTTCCTAAAAGTCGATCTATGCTCTCCCTCGGACAAGGCACAACCAACCCCAGGGGGAAAACTAGATTCGACATTATCCTTCGGGATAGTGGACGTGGGTGCGAATCCCACTTTCTCCACCAATTTACAATGAAAGAAATAGACATAGAAGTACAACAACTCACACCCGATCAGGCTCGGGCCTGGTGTGATGCGTTGCGGGTGGACTGGCGAAACTACATTGACGAAAAAGCGTCAAAGCCGGAAACTTGGGTAAACGCCTTGCAGAGGAGGGCATGGGAATCAGAAAAGTGATGCCTCGCTTAAACCTTAAAAGCCACTCAAGGCGAAAGGGTAAACCCATCGGATATAAGGAGTCGCCCAGAACTGATGTCGAAGCAGTGTCGATTCGGTCCAGTAGCAAGTGGACTAGGCTATCGAGACAAATCCGTAGAGAGCGCCCGATCTGCGAGGAGTGCCTTAGTAAAGGTGGACCGCTAAAACCAAGTCAGGAAGTGCATCACATTGTCAAAGTTCAGAGTAATCCAAACCTAGCATTCGATCCGGCTAACCTAATGGCCCTTTGTAAAGAATGTCACTTAGAGATTGAAAACAGAGAAAATGGCTAGACCACAAAAACTTGTAACCGACTACGCTCAAATCGAGAAGCTTTCCGAGATTGGCTGTAGCGACGAAGAAATCGCCGGAGTTATTGGCGTGGGAAAGCGAACATTTGTCCGAATGAAACAGCGAGACGACGATCTGGTTTTGGCATTGGATAGAGGTAAAGCTAACTTAAACGTAAAACTTAGGCGATTTCAGATTGAGATGGCTCTGAGTGGATCGGTCCCAATGCTTATACACTTGGGTAAGACGGTTTTGGGCCAGGGCCAGCCAAAGATCGAAGAAGCAAAGGAAAACCCATTGGCACAGTTTTTGCCAAGAGCCGAAACGCTAAAGAATTTACCTAAATCTGCGGATGAGCCGAGCGACTGAATATGCTCAATCAATTGTCTCGGGCGAAGTCCAGGCATGTAGATGGATTAAGCTAGCTGCCGAAAGGCATATGGGCGATCTGAAGCGATCAGACGTGTACTACGATCTCGATGAGGAAGATCGTCGCTGCGGATTCATCGAGAACATTTTAACGCTCGAGGATGGATCTCCTTTCCTGCTCGAGCCTTGGCAAGCTTTTATAGTCGGATCGATATACGGCTGGAAATACGATCAAGATGATCGCCGCAGATTCAGGAATGCCATGATCTTTGTTTCCCGCAAAAACGGAAAATCCGCTTTATTGGCTGCTATTATACTGTCGTCGCTGGTACAGGATGGCCAGTGCTATTCCCAGATGTTCGCGGTTGCTTCGGATCGCGGTCAAGCTACGCTGCTTCGCGACTACGTTTCTGGCTATATAAAGCGATCTGAACACTTGTCCGAAATTCTCGATGTGCAGACTTGGCTAACCAGGAACAAACTCACCGATACGGTGTTCAAGGCGTTGCATGCCGATCATCGTCGCCTTGATGGATTAAACCCTGCTGTAGTTGTCTTTGATGAATTACATAGCCAAGAGGGACCGGAGTTAGACGACGTCATAAACTCGTCCTTCGGATCTCAGCCAAACTACTTATATGCCAAGATCTCAACAGCCGGAGAGTTTGGCAGGGAGAAGCCAGCTATGAAGCAAAAAGACCTGGGCGAGAAAGTTCTGGAAGGAGTAGTCGAGCTGGATGACTATTTTTATTTGAACTATACTATCGACAAGGGCGACAAGTGGGATGACCCGAGCATATGGCCAAAGGCTAATCCGAATCTAGGCGTAAGCAAGAACCTAGATTACATGACCGCCCTAGTAGATGTGGCTAATGAGATTCCACAAAAGGTCTTGGATTTTAAGACCAAGCAGCTAGATGTATGGATAGAGGCTTTCGATCAGTGGATCGACTCGCAGCGTTGGGATGAGCTAAAGGGCGACTTTGTGTGGGAAGATTTGCAAGGATGTAAAGCGTGGCTAGGGATCGACTTGGCTCGTGTTCGCGACATATCTTCCGTAGTAGCGGTAGTTCAAACCGATCCCGATGAACCGCTAAAGATTTGGGGAAAGCATTTCATACCAAACGACGACATTGAGAGAAGAACTAGGCATGACAAGGTTCCTTATGCCGTTTGGCGTAACCAGGGCGATATCGTGACGACTGATGGCAATACAACCGACTTTGATGCGATATTTGAAACGATAATGCAATGGAGCGATCATCTAGAGATCCAAGAGATCGCCTATGACAGGCATTTCTCAGCCGAGCTTGTCCAGAGACTGTATAACGAATCGCTCGAGCTTGTGCCGTTTGGACAGGGTTTTATCTCTATGAATGACGCGGTTTGTGGCTTAGAAAGGCTGCTGCTTGGCAAGAAAATGCAGCATAATGGCGATCCAGTCCTTTCCTGGGCGTGTTCAAACACGATTTTGGCCACAGATCCCGCAGGAAACCGGAAAATGGACAAAAAACGCTCAAAAGAGAAGATTGACCCGATGGTAGCCCTCGGAATGGCGATTGCTAGATCGCAGGACAGCATCGAAGACGAAGGACCGCAAATTTACGTTTAAACACAAAAAAACCGCCCTCCCGCTAAGGAGGACGGCCTGCATAACCAAAACCAGCCTTGATCTTGGCTATCTGGTCTGGTGGGTCAAGTGTTTTTTCACTTTTTGCCAGTACGGAATCGTGGATTCCTTCAGAAACCCTCGCGGCCCACCATTGTGGATGCGACTTATGTATTCTTCTCGGCTCATCCCTTCTGGCCGCTTGTGGTCTTGGGCATACCGTTCCATGTACGCCATAAAGATCTTACGGGCCTTGTCAGGATCGAACGCATCCTCGTGCGTCCAATCCTCATTGGCCCACTCAGCCGCATCCTGCACATAGGCAGAATGCATTTGTAAGAGCCCATAGGCCTTTCCTGCATCGCCTACGGCGTTTTGGTCACCGCCGCTCTCTACGGCGATTATCGCCAATATTAGGGCAATCACGAGTGAACCTCCCAACCATTGCCTATAAAAGAGCCTTCAATGTGGTTCTGGGGATCATGAAAGCCGACTATCGCGTCTGGATAATCGGCCTTTGCCAAGGCAACAGTATCGTAGAAATCTACGACGGTTTTTCTATCCTGACCAGCTAGGACGCTGGTATCTGGATATTTATCTATTTTGTACACGACTAGACCATGCACACTTGCTTCTATTGAATAGGTCATACGTTTTTCAGGCTTTCAC